CTACAGCTACTAGTGAACCATCGGCAGGACAGAAGGTAGCAATAGCATTACCAGATTGCAGATAGATAGTTCTTCCTATCTTCCAAGGTCCTGTAATAACTCCTGTAAGGGTAACGGAAGGGTCCACTAGTGCAATAGCACCTGCAGCTACTGTTAAGGCAGTAGTAGCAGTAATAGTAGCGCAGCCTGTAAACCTTACAATTTCCCCGTAACAGGGCTAGCAATTGTAAACACAGGTCCCGCGCCAGTGCCTACAGTAGGGTTACCAATAAAGTGAATGGTTACCCCGTCTGCTACTGCTCCTGGATTTTCTGCATAGGTACCAGGATAGACAACAATACAATCACCACTAACAGCAACTGTGGTAGCAGCAGCGACCGTCAGAAACGAACGTCCAATACTCTTTCCATCATTGATGTCTGATCCTTGCTTCGTGACAAAGTAAGTCTTAGCTAAAGGAATAGTTGAGTATGGATTGTATGTCATTACACTACACTCCAGGAAGTACCGTTGCTAACAACAGTATAAGATTGGTATCTAGCTGAGATCACAACTGTAGCGGCACCATCAATCGTTTCTGCACCTTCTCCATCAATCGTGACGGTATTAACCGAAGTATCAATCTTTTTAACAGTAATATAGCGATCTTCATTATCTGCAGCAGTTGGTAGTGTAGCAATAACACCAGCAGCTGTAGCATCTGCATTGATAAATTCGACACCATCATTATCTGTTATTGTATAATCTGCAACAATTCCTTTGATTCGATTGAGATTGCCAGTGCCTAATACCTTGAAGGTTTCTCCTTCTCTATTTCGCACAATATATCCATTGGCTGAACCGATACTACAACGTCCCACAGTAGCTCCTGCTGTTACAACTGTAGGTACTTCTCGGAATTCAAGAGTACCTCGTAGCTTGGCAGCATTGGCAGCTGAGACATTAAAGATATAACCTGTCAAAGTTCCAAAAACTGCTGGCAAATGTCCTTCAAACTTTCCACTTTCGCTCGCAGTAAATACATTAAAGAGGTCATTTAGGGTATTACAGAGAATATAGTTCCCATCAAATGCCGCTCTATCACAGCTAAATCGTGTAGAGTAAGGCAAAGAAATATCCCCGGTTGAAACCCCTGTAATTACTAATCTTCCAAATAGTTCAATGATACTCGAAGAGAGCCCATTGATGGGACGAGTAGCTGCACCATCATATGCATCGAAAACACATGCACCTTCATAACGGGCCTTCGCTCCATTTAATCCAGCGAACAAATCATTAATCGTAGAAGCATGTTCATTCTTGAAATAAACATTTTTGAATTTCAGATAGCCTGATTCTTGGGCTGTAGGGAAAGACCAATTACCGGTACGACGCATAATACAGTCTTGGAATTGAATAACAGAATCATGTAACAGACTAGGACCTACAGGTACCCACTCAAATTGTTTAAAGATTGCTTGGACCTGTGCGCTAATTGCATAATTAATAGAATCGCCCTTGAATCTACCAGTGGTTGGATAGCGATGAATAGCTAACTCATCACCTGCTGCTAGACTTCCAAAGTTGCTACTATCAAATTCTACAATAAATCCACTAGCATCATTATCATACACCCATCCTACTGCTCCTACAAAGGCAGGTGTAGCAGCACAGCTATGAACAACAACCTTGTGTCCTCTATAGACTTTCGGTGTAAATGCTCCACCACCTACAATATTGAATTTTCTTATTCCACCTCTTGCATCAGTAACTACAGAACTAATTGTAAGAATGCCATTAACCCCTACAGGGAAAGCAGTGCCAACAACACTAGATTCGCCATGAATGGCAAAGGTAGTTCCATTGCTATATTTATATGCAGAGACCAGACCATTAAGGACACTCAGATCAATGTTATATGGTCCTGCGCCAACACACTGGACAATATAGCCATATAGAATCTCAATATTAGGAACAACAGATACATCCTGAATGCATTGTTCAAGCGTCAGGTAAGGATCGGCAGGAGAGCCATCGCCACCTTCATCAGAACCCGCTGCATTATCCCAATTGATGGTGACATTGGCAGAAAGTTGTCTACTAGTAAACGGACGCCCTTTCCAGATGGTACCATCCCAAGTCCTGATTACCTTGACTGTAGTGTTATAGTAAGACTGAGAAACTACGGGATTGCCAGTGCCATCGCCATTAGTATCAAGCTTGCGGGCTTTCAGGTTCGCCAGAGCTAGCTTGTTAGTAGCGAACGATCCTAAGAGTTGAGTACTATTCCCCAGATTAATCCATCCAGATCCATCCCAAACAATCTCTTCAAATTTATAGAAGATATCGCCAGTATTAGTTTTAGTGGCATCATTATCTGTTACGTCAGCTAGGATTGTATAAACATCCCCAGTACCAACTGCTGCAAGAGTCGGGAAGTCAGCAGCAATAGTGATACCCCCTTTGAAATCCATAGGACCACTAAGGCCTAGTTGTGCAGCTGTAACTACATGAGGATTGGCTAAATCTGCTATATGGGCCGTAAGCCCAACTTGATCTGCAGTAACTATGTGAGGATTGGAGACATCTGCTTCGTGAGCAGCTAACCCAGCAGCTGTTGCAAATGGCCCTAGGATCGAATGTTCTTTAATATGTTTTGAAATGGTCATGAGCTTCCTCCTAGACTGTATCGCCTATATTAGGAAGGTCGGTCATATCAACACGGTAAGTCTGAGAACTACCAGTAGAGATATCAAACCAATCAAAATTGGTTGTGTCCATACTAGGAGCCCCACCGATCATTTCAATTTCAGCCACTAATCTAGCTCCCCCAAGATAGAAGAGTTCCGTTACAACTTTCCGTCCTCCATTGCTATGAAAAATCCAATTGCCCCAATCTCTTTGGTTATCAGAGGTGAATTTGCGCTGATAGATATAAGTATTCTCGCGGATAAGATATCCACTGATAGATACTGTGTCAATTCTCAATACGTCGCCAGCAGCATTCTTAAGAATACGATCAACCTTGTCGCCTGCCATAACGTTTCCCATGATAGCCTCCTATATAGTGATGATCAGGGTGTCGCCATCAACCTCCAAGACCTTGGCAATCTCACTCGGAACATCAGGTTCATTATCATCTACATAATCACCAAGGACATGTTCAGCATAGAGTCGAACAGATTCCTGTGTGATAGTGTCTTCATCAATGTCTTTAGACATTTGAATACGAATAGTCTTTCGTGCAAGAGGTACTTGCACCGCTCTATGCTCTGGGGTAATTTTCTCAACAGTAAAGGGTGCATCTACAAATGGTGGTATTGGAGGTACTGGGACACCTGTAGGAGAAGTGGACGTAGATGAGGGGACAGTTTCAATTGACCCACTGCCTGTTGAAAAACTCCATGTAGAAATATTAACCATGAATGCTGCAGGAGTCAGTGCAATAGTATAAGTGTCTCCTAATCTGAAATCAGTACCAGTAAAGGAGAAGGTTACGCCCGACTCTAATGGCCTTTCCTTTCCAGAGCAAATACCCACATTGAAGATACCAGGGGTCCTCTGCCAATACCACTTATACTCTGCAACACCTACACCACCAGCTTTGGTGATCTCAATCACAGCAGTTGCATTAACAGAACCAGTATAACTTCCAGCGGCAACTACATTGCCATCACCAAGATTAGTACCTAACTGTGTATCCCAAATAGTACGACTTCGGATGCCACGACTGGTTACGGTGCCAGCCTCTTCTCCTGCCAGAAAGACAGTAAAGTCAATTAGTGCGGCAAAATATTCATCAGGTGTAAAGATTACCTTGCTACGGTAACCTCCTCCTGGAGAATAGGATGGCACAGATACAGATTGTCCCTGAGCATTGACCTTCTGGACACTCCAAGTACCCTGGACAATACCATTGTACCCTGGAGACTCTAAGAACTCTTGTGGCTCTGGTTGTAGGAGTCTATTCCATCTAACTTGGTCAGGGCCTGTCCATAGAGAATGATCTGGCCCAATGACAAAAAATGCACCTTCAATCTTGTTCGCATCAATCTCTTGATCGAAGATGGCCCACACTGTAGCTCCCAGAGGAATTCCTGTTGCTCCGCTAGTTGGGTAGACACTATCAATTGTTGGGCTTACCACTATTCGCCTCCTTGGCCGAAGAGGTTCTGAAACCATCGGCGCAACCTATTATACCATTTCCTTTCAATAGCAGAAATTCTTTTCATTTCGATTATCTCTGCATCAGTTGGAAGCTTTTGACCAGCAAACATTAATACTAAATTGCTATCCTCGCTACCATCTTCACCAGCTGCACGTTGTTCTTGTACTTTACCATGTCTGCTTCTAGCTTCGCCATGTGTCAGGCCTCTTCTATCATTTCTTCTGCCTTGAATCACAATAGGGTCGCAGATAACCTCTTGTTTGCTAAATCCTTTAAATTCTCGTGTATGAGACACTTTAACAGCCCTTTCTTTGAGGAATTGTTCCTGATATAAAAACGGGGTAGAGGAGTTAACCCCTACCCCGTGATTATAGCCTACTTGAGGCCTGTACAACAACCCAGCTTACGCTTAGATTACTGCAGTATCCGCAGGAATGATACCAATCATACCACTTACAGGAATAGTGGCCTGAGCTGGTAGCACGATTTGGTTCGGGACAACCTTCACGTTGCGAGCAACGGCGACTGCTTGACCTTCACTATAGATACCTACTGTGTAGCGTTCTCGTAGTTTGATCTTCCGAACATCAATCTTCGGGTCAGTCCACTCTTCAGTTGTGAGATCCTCGTCTACGATAAGAGCACCCAGTTCACCTTGGGCGAACATGATGATGTCTGTCAACATAGTCTCTGGATCAAACGGCATGAACGGGCTGACATGGATAGTCATAGGCCATGGCCAGTAAGACGGGAACTTAGGAGAACTGTTCATGGTCTGGTCGTAACCAGTCAGAGGAGTTGCGGTAGTACCATCAACGCTCTCTGCAGGAACAGCCTGACGACCCATTCCCTGACCAAGCTTACCTTGTGGACCGTTGGACCATGGGGTTTGCTTGTTAACTTGCCCCTGCCATCCGTAGAACATGGTTCCGCCACCCGCAGCGAGTGTGAACTGGCGCATAGTTGGATCCTGGACCCACATAAGCCATGTTAGGGGATGCATGAGAAGTGCATTAGGAACGTAACCGTTCAGTAGAACCTGTGCGTACATGTCGAACAGGTCATCCATGATCATCGCGCCGTTAGGATTGCCTTCGAGATCCCGACCATGAGTAACACCCTTAGATGAAACTGTAGGTGTAAGATTGTCGAAGACTTTGGTGCCTAGAGCTAGGATGTGCTTGAAGATCTTCCACTCTTTATGGCGTGCCATAGCTTTACCAGCTTCGCGCATCCAGATGTTCATAAGATTCCAGTTGGAATATCGAATCATTTCCTCTGTGAAACCGAAGGCAAGACCGCTCTTACCGATGGTTGCTGTCACAGTTGCTCCACCGATCTGTGGCTGGACTTCTGGGTATTCCTCTCCTTCTGCGATATCCTCTGCCCAAAGTGCTCCGATTGCTGGGAAGATAATGTTCTGGCCGAACTGATAATCCAGACGATCTAGAAGATTAACACCAACAAGCAGGGGCTCTTGAGATTCCTTGATAACCTGAGTGATTACCTTAGGAAGTAGAGGACCAGCACTCGACGTGTTCATAACGTCAGCGAACTTCAGAAATTCGCCACTTACCTGATCGAATCCACCATCATTAAAGACAGTCTTGAGGTGGTTTGTATCTTGGAATTTAATAGCCATTTTCTTACCTCCTTATCGACTGACTAGGTTGATTACGATTTCCTTGTCAGAAGCCCCAGCATATGTGAGGTTGTCAGGATAACCACTAGAAGCAGTACCTGGAAGCTGATCAAGGACACCAAAGTTATCCCATGCAGACTTTACCCTATCTAGGAAGTCTCGTGGGTGACGTACAGATGTCAGAGCCTGGCCCATGATATCCCGGAATGTGGTGTTGGTTGCCAAAATGAAGTTGGAATCAGCATCAGCCTCTAGGAAATCTCCAGGTTTGATATCGCCAACAGCACAGACATACAGGCTAACAGTAGCAGGAGCTGTTGCATAGCTGTAGAAAGTGATGTTTGTTCCACTGACAGTTGCAGGAACCGATGCCCCGCCAGCTACGTAGAAGAACATAACGCCCGCTTCGTAGTCAATGTAATAGTCCCCAGCCTGAGCCAAAGCATCTGGGCTAGAGCGTCTACGTAGAAGTAGACTTGCATTGTCAGCAGTTAGTGGTGTGTAAGCGGTATTCTTCGCCACTGGATATGTAGCTAGAGCTGCAGCAATAAAGTTGGTATTGGTAATTGAGCTGTAGCGTGTAGCTGCAACAGTGTTAGCTGCACTATAAAGGTTTCCAGCACCGAACGTTAGAGTTGCGACCGTAAGGGCTGCATCTAGCGTTTCAGGGGTCTGGACAGCAGGAACATGAGGAATACGCAAAGCGTAATCGCACAGGACTGCTACCTTGTGTTGCATATAGAAGTTTGCGAATTTGGCATCAATGCCATAGTTTCTGCGACTAAGCGCGTCCACTTCATTGTTGCCATAGAATGCCCAAGCGTACATACAGTGAGATGCCACTCCAATTGGTCTAGAGATAAAGGCATCGCAAGCCTCAGCTGCACCAATCAGACCACGTAGCCGCAGGGCTGCGGTTACCTGATTTTTGGTGTATGAGACTGCTGCAGTAAGGGTACTTCCCGTAGTTAGGTCGGTTACCAGTTCCGAAACGTCAGTAGCAGTATAGGTAAGGATTGTTGCCCCACCAATAGCTGCCGCCCACTCGACTTTCAGGCCTGCAGGGACAATCTCTTCGATGCGGTCTAGTGCAACCAGCTTGCCAGCCATAATGGTAATGTAAGTCTCGTACCACTTATCGTAGTACTGGACTGGGAGCCATCCTGCTGGTGCGCCATGAAGATGAGGTCTCTGGCCTTCAGAGTGTTCGAAGTTCGGAACGAGGTTTCCTACGTGGTCCCAACGACGAGGAGCCGGTGCATAGTCAGATAGTGCCATGGAACTTTTCCTCCTTAGTCGTCATCTTCTTGTTGAAGATGCTCGTTAATGTCGAAGCTATCTGGAACAATACCTCGGATAATCATATTCGAGATGTAACCTTCTGCTTCCCTCTTGCTAACCTGTACAAGGTCTTGATATCTCTTAACCACTACAGGAACAAATTCTGAATCAAATTTACTTCCAGCAACATTTTCATCCTGAACTGCTATAGTTGGATCAACCAGTTGCTCAGGAAGTGCATTCCTGGATTCGCTGTTGATCGTATCAAAGTTATAGTTAGCGTGCAACTCATTGTAATCATTTTCTAGTTCAGAACGTGTTCTATCCTTAATTTCATTGCAAATATCATCGAAACTAGTCGCTGTGCCATTCAATTTGCGCATAGATGCAACAGACTGACGTAATAGATCTTTGTGAGCCAATACAGCAGTACTTAATTGCTCCATATAAGATTCGGCATCTTTTTGAGCACGCTGTAGTTCATCACGAGTAGCTATCAACGTATCATTGAGTTCATCACGTTGAACACGTATAGTATCCATTTGTGTTTCAATATCAGAACAATTTGTGCACTCAACAGGAGGTAAAATATTACGTTCTGTAATAGCATGTTCTGCAGCCTGATAGATAGCTACTAGTTCATCTCTCTCCATATCGGTAACTTCTGCGGCAAAACGTTCTAGGATCGTCTTAACAGCCATTTCGATATTATCTGTACTCTTCTGTTTGGTATCACAACCCATTGCGCGGGCCTTGCGTGAGACACAATTCAGGATAGCATCTTTGCTGCCAGGACCTTCATATTTCCCAATGAGTCGGCGTGCAGCCGTCACATGAGCACAGTCCGGTACCGGGAAGCTTCTTTCTGGTCCACAGAATGTACCACTCGATAGTTTCTTTCGTGCATCTGAAGAAAGTTTGGCGTCGGTCAGTTGAATAAGAACAGTCTCAGATGTAGCGAGATCGATTTGACTGCATTCAATTCCTTCAACAATCATGTCATCAATCTCTGTAGAGATAGCTTCATATAGGACATCAGCTTCCTCTTCAGTTAATGCCTTATCATCAAGCATCTTTTCGATAGCTTTTTCGAATGTGAAAACATCATTCGTGTTATCTTCCAGGTTAACAACTACCTCTGCAGGCTGTTCAACAGGACCTGTATTAACTTCAGGCGTGATGTCCGCCCCTGTTACAGATTCAACGTTGATGCCAAGAGCCCTGGTTAGATCTTCAATAGATGGCGTTGCATCATTGAACATACCACAAACCTCAGAGAGAGTTTCATCGCTGACGCTGTCATCGATCTTCTCAAATAGATCCATAGCCTCATCTGACCAAAGTCCCTTCAGAGCATTTAAGTTCTCTTCACGAGTCTTCATGGTTTGACCTCCCTCGGGGTCGAAGCTGTCATTAAAGTGGCCTTGCCACTTCAACTCATAGGGCTCATAGGAATCGGCAGCTTGTGCGGAATACACACCAGGCTGACCGGGTGAATTGCCACCATCCATACTAAGGACGATAGCTTCGTCATCTCCGGGGCGGTGGGCTACAGAGATTTCGTCGTAATTCATATCTCCAGGGACCAAGAAACATTTATGTTTTTCTCCGTCCTTGTCATAAAACTTTCCAGGTTTATGCTCACAGGGTTCTCCCATCTCAGCCCAGTTCTCACGACAGATCGAACAAACTGCCTTGTTTGAAGTAAAGGAAGTAGATACGGTTACATATCGACCATCCAGGAACTTCTTGACTGCTTGTTCATCTGTAATGTTAAGGATGGCGCGAATATACCCTGTGCCTTTGAAAGCAGGGTCATATAGAGTACCACTGTCCATCAGAGCATCTAGTGCATCTAGGAATTGATAGAACTGTTGATCTGGCCTATCCAAATTCATATCTTGTACTGAGTCACCAATGGCCGTATTAAGTAGAGAGTTGGTTAGGTCGATATAATCAGCACCAGTGATACGACCAATAGGATCTCCATTGGGATCGTACTTGTTGTGGTTAATAAAGATAGGAAGCCGGGAAGGAGAGGTTCCTCCATCCTGCCGCGAAAGCAAGGATGGTAGTCCCTGCCTCATCTTAGTAGGCAGATACAATGTATTATTCCGTGTGATACGCGATGCATGAGTAGCCGCAACAGTTACATTAAGATCACGGATTCCACTTAAAACAGCATCCGTAATCTTAAACTTTTGGCTCTTGTCCATGTTCAAGATAAAGCCAGGCGGCTGAATGATCATGTCATCGTAGAAGCGTGCAATTTTCTTTGTCATAGTTAATTCTCCAACAAGCTAGCGCTGGTCAGCATACTGGGCTCGATTTGCTTTAATCGAATCAATAGCTTTCTGTAAGTGCTGTTCGGTAACGATAGCAATATCGTTTCCATCTATAGAGTTATCATCAATAGCTAGTGATACGGCCTGCATTGCAACCTCTCGGATGTAAGCGCCCGTTAATCCTACTACATCTTCGGCAATGCTGTCTATTATGCTTTGATCTACAATTACGTTAGATAAGAAGGTATGAAGCATTTCCTTGACCTCTGGAAGCTCTGGAGCATCCAGATGAATCTTAATATCAAATCTGCCTGGCCTATCACGCAGAGCATTGTCTAGTTGTCCAACAAAGTTCGTACTAGCTAGAGTTACAACTCCTGCATTGCTCTTCATACCGTCTAGCTGATTTAAAAGCTCTCCAATATAAGGATCCTGACCTTTAGTAGCACGATCTCCACCATGAGTATCAATATCTTCAAGGAATATCACAGAAGGTGCAAGATCTCTACCAAGCTCATACAGCCAAGCAAAGCGCGATGGAATACTAATATCTCCTGAACTTACCCATAAACAAGTGATGTCATCTTTGACTTCATTAGCAATAGCTTTAAAAGCCAAAGTCTTGCCTGTGCCAGGTGGGCCTTCTAGGAGGATACCTCGTTTAGCAGGCTGTTTATTCTTAACATAGATCGGCAGCTTGTCTAGGAAGCCAATCACGTTCCTCTTGATCTGATCTTTGATCTCGTCTTTGAGAATGATATCGTTCCAGGTTACAAGATCTGTCTTAACGAATTGTCCTCGAATATCAATAAGGTGCCCACGCAAGAAGTTGTTCTCTTTTGTATAAGCATCAAATTTCTCAATAAGATCTTTGGCAGCTTTGCGATTCGTATCTTTACAATTGACAACAATACCAGGCCAGAAGCCATCCATATTAAGTTGCACTATGAGGTTATGACCTTTGCTATCCTGAATAAAGTAGTGAGCTGAATACAAAACTTCTCTATAAATTCCTGGAGCACACTCAACATCACTATAGCTTAGAGCAACCTTTTGTCCTGTTGCCCAGTGAAACTGAAATAGTCCTGTTAGTTTATAATTCTGGGCGACAACAAAATCTGGCCATGCAAGCATAAGAGCATTTCGTTTGGGAGGAATCCATTCGCGCAGAACAGTTGCACTATCCTCATCTGAAACCAATAGGTGCCTTTTATACAAAAGGGTTTGCATAGAATCTTTAAATTCCACGGAATCTTGCATTTTAATAACTGGTTCTTGTTGATAGGACTGACCTTCTGTATAGGACTGATCTAGTAGTTCGCAACAAATGTCTTGAATGCGATTATAATGAATTTCTTTAAGACTATCTGCCATATCTGTATTTACAATAGCCAGACTATTAGTCAAAGCATTTGTAATTCTGCTAACAGACAGGATTGCACGGGAACGTATATCACGAATCTTCTGTAGTCCTTCTAGACTCTGGTGTGGATCTACCTGATTCTCTGCAGCACCACTACAAAACTCTTGGGTTACAAGTGCAGCTATGCGCTTATCCAAGGTATGCAATGTGTTTGTTGCAAAGGCTCTTTCAATAAGATGCTCGACAATATCTCTAGACCCTCTAGTAGTAGCACTAGCTCGGGTACCATGTTGATTACTAGGTCGATTCTTTGAAGCCCCTTGTCTTTGACCTGAACTAGCAACTGGTTTAGCCTTAGCAATCGCAATCTTTTGTTTAGTATCTCGCTCGGCTGCTTTGTTTTTCATTTCCTCACCCTTAGCAAGAGCTTGTTCATCTACAGAAGTATTAGGCATGCTCGCAACAGTTGAGAGGTAAGCTTCATCTCCTGCAATCATGAGGGTTTCAGGCTCTTTAATCATTCTCCAGAAGGTCTTGGGTCGGTAGTCTTCGTCCTCTAATTCTTTAGGTTCTCTACCAATCTCTTGACGAGCTTCATCTTCATTGATGATATATTGTTCAAACATTTGAGCAACATGATTCTCTACTTTCATCTTAGCTTCAAGGTCAATTTCCTTGAAGTGTAGTCGTACTTCATGATCTCGATGTAGAGGATTAAAGTTGAAACCACCCTCTAAGAGTAGTTCTCGTAAAACCTGCCAATCAAATTGCATTTCTAGATCGTCTTGAATGTCTTTTACATCATCAATGGTATTGCCTGAGAGTGTATTGGCTGTAGCTTTGTTAGATGTATCTCCTTCACCAAAGTCTACTGCAGAAGAACCAAATCCACTAAAAACTCTCTTTTTGAAATACTCAAGCAGTTCAGCTGCTTTCAGAGCCTTGCCGTCTGCACCAATGAGTTTTACCTCATGACGTTCAGGCGTAACAATGACACCTTCAGGAGGTAAGAATTCAACCTTACGCTCGACAACATCTACTTCGCTTGTACCATCTGGATAGACCATAGCTGGCTTATCCTTGGTGCCTACAATATATTGGAATAGCGGGAAGAGATGTTGATAGATCAGAAGGTCTACATGCTCTTCCATCCTACGGAGAGTCCGGATGTCATCCTTAACAGGTTCAATAATAGGAGTCCCGATAGGGTGTCCTACCTTCTTATCCAGAGTAAAGTGAACAATGTCAATACCGTTAATCTCTTCACCCTTTTTGCCATTAGGCATAAGTTGTCGAGCCTTAACAATAGTGCCATCATTCTTGCGACGAACCTGTATGGTCTCTGCTGGTGCAATAAAGTATCCAGCAACAGGCTGTAATAGCCGTCCTCCTACCCTTCTGAGTTTGCCATTGGAAGAGTTAGTCTTGCGAATCTTAATCCAGTAACAGTTGGATTTTTGCAACAGTTCGTGCATCGCTTCTTTTAGTAACTGCCGCATTGATTTACCTTGGGCAGCTTCAATCCACGAGAAACGGTCTAATATGTAACCAATAGTTTCAGGGTCCTTGCCAATGAACTCATAGCCTTCTTTAAAGGCTAATCCCTTCTTTTTCCGAATGAACTGACGGAAATAAGATTCAGTATCTTCAATGAGACCTGGCTCCCATAGATCATATTCTGCTTCTTCCCAGGTATGGCGAGAGCCCCACTTCCCGTAACGTTCTTTATATGCCAGTGCTGGGTTATGTAATCCTGCAATAATACGAGGTGCAATAGGCTTGTCTAGGTCTACGAAAGCCCCCGGTGTTACATGAACATCAGCAAAGGTTGCCTTCTGTGTCACATGGCCAGGTTGAAAGATTGGAGTAGTCTGTGCATTCATATTTGTAACACCAATAAGATTATAACTGTTATTAACTAACGGCGTCCAGCTGTTCGATCCATTCGTTGATTTGGTTGCGGGTAGTTGAATCAACTTTTCCAAGACACATGGGAACCTTAGTTGATTGGTTTGTCACGAGGTTGGTAACAATAATATTACCTGTTCCAGATCCTGCGGAGTCAAATGTAACATCAACTGTGGGAGAAAGTCCACTAGAGACAGAAAATCCTTTTGCTCCAGTTGTTCCAGCAGGACCAGACAATTGCTTCATACGATCAATTACATTCTTTACATCATCTTCTGAAAGAGGGATAGTGGGATCTGTGCAGATATCTCCTGAATCAATAAGACTAATAACAGCTATTATTAATCCAATCAACTTCACAAGGGACAACATCCCTAGCATAATTTGTAGTTTAAGCAACACACCTTCATTAATCATTTCAATAAGACACTCTAGAATATCTTTGAGCATGTTGAAGAATGCAGGGATTCTGATTTGAACCGAACTAAGACTAAGGATAAGCATGTCCACAGAACCCATAGTCCCTAATAGGCCTTTCATTTTATCATCCAACATCTCGTTTCGTATAGGCATCTTACCTATATGGGACTCTCCTGGAGATAAACTGGCTCCAGCTTCTGTATTGGCTCCAAACTCTTTAACATAGTTGTTCATGTCAGAAATACTGCCGCCGAAGTTCGTTGCTATCTCTCCTGTAGCGGAGACAAATGATTTCATAAATTCCAGAAGATCTTGCAGACAAGTCATCGGATTCAAACCAACTGAAATCATCATGTCTAACAGTGATACAATGAGCAGTAGCAGAGGCAACAGTATCATTCCAACTAAAGAGATCCAGTCGATATCTATCTTTAAAGATAGGGTCAGATACTTAGTGAGTAGGAAACCCAACATACCGAGTAATAGAACAAGGTCTTGCGGGCAGACAATCCTTAACATATCAATGAACATACAGATATCTGCGTAGAAGTTGACTGGGTTCAACATCTGCAGTATCTGGTTAATGAAGTTCTTAATTTGATCTATGTATTTCTGGTACCCCAAACTCCAGTCAGGCAGAGGCATTCCCTCGGCCAAAATGGTTAGTCTGTGTTCACACGGAAAACATTGTGCAAAGATATTAGGGCTACCATCAGGATTGGTATCTGGAGGATTAATGGTAAAGTCGAGGAAGGCATCTCCAGTCTCACCAAATGTTCCTACAACACCAGTTTGTATAGAAGCTTCTCCACCAGCAGGCCCCTCAACTACAGTTACCTGACCTGTATCTACCCACTCGCCTGTTTCAAGATCTACCTCTTCATCTGCCATAGCACCATATGTCATAGATGATGTACGGAAAGAAGCTAGATTAGATTCGTGCTTCCCGATATCACCAAACATTGAACAGAAAATTGAATCTTCAGTCTTCTTGCCGCGATTACCTTCTTCAAATAAGCTGATAATGAGATGAAGATGCATCTCAATCAAGGGATCAAGAGAGATTAAACGAACATCAGGATCGCTTGCAGCCTTATCAACAACACTTGCCATATCTTAGCCTTCCTTGTCTTCTTTATCAATCTCAACCAGGTCGATATAGTCTGCTTCTTCGCCAGATTCGACAGCATCTTTATATTGATTAGCCTTTGCAATAGCTCCTGCATTTGTTATAGGTGGGAGAATGATTCCAAATGGAGCTAAAATGCTTTGAACAGTAGTTGCCCAGGCAATGAAATCACTAATATGGATAAAATCTCTACCCATTTTAGGAAACATCTTCTCATAATCTTCCTCACGTTGACTACTTTGTCGCTCGTTCTCGTCCGACTGAAACAATATTCTTACCTCCTGCAAAGGGATTGTCTGACATAGCGTCTGTCATATCTTCTTGTTGGAAGCGTTCTCTCAAAGCCAAAGCCTGCTTATACATATCATAGGTAATGGTCGTTGTATTCTGGCCAAAGATTTTACGTATCGCCTGACGCAGAGCTGGATTTCCTAAAGAACCATTATTATCAGAACCTGAAACAGTCAATTCTTCTTTTACTAATTCTAATCGAGCATCAAGCGCTGCTTTGAGATTATGTAGATCTTTTTCAGTGCGAACACCATCAGAGATCGTATCTTTGAGTAATTGTTTAAGTTCGTCTGGATTAAACTCAGTAACGTGTCTACGCTTTGATCCAGGGGGAAATCCTTTCAAACGAGGATCGTTAGGAGGCAACATAGTTTCATCAATAGTGCCAGTAGAAGGATCAAAGACTCCTGTCAATAGATCAGAGATAGTTTGACGTGCATCTCCACTCTTTGCCATAAGCTTTTCAATCTCTTCAGAAGTAGCTCGGGGCAGTTTTTGTTTGATGATATATTCCTGGATAGCCTCTAATCTTTGTAGAGGATCCTTAGGAACTGTACGATCTCTAGTAGGCATAATTATGAACCAATCATATGTGTGACTCCGCGCCAATTGAGTGTCATGGTCTCTTTAATCTGTGCAGGTAGATTGCCAGGCACAGTTACGCGAAGCCAGAATGGGTAATAGTTAGAGGTATCGGCCTGATCTGTAGTCCCAATATCTGGCATAGAGAGAACATCCCCGGCTAAGATATTATCCCACTCATCCTGAGCAGGTTGTCTTTCCCCAGCGGAAAGTTTGATTCCCCAACCGGTACCATAGACACCTAATGTATCATCAGGCGTTTCACTGTCTGTTGGATATACCTCAATATTTGTATAGTAATATGATTCATTATCGTTCTTGAGATAGATAAGGACATCTACCGATTCACCAGAGACACCATCATGGGTAGTAATGATACTACCCTCAGCATCTGTTGTAATAACCTTGTTCTGATTATAGAATTCCAATCCCATAAGTTATCTCCGTTTCTAGAACATCTCGCCATAGTGATTTAATGTGGATTGTGATTTTCTGCGTCTACTGTTGCCGAACATATTGTTACCTGCCCAGGAACCTAAGATACCGCCAGCACCTGCGCCAGCATACATGCCTGCGCGACCCCAGCCAACTTGCCCTGTTCTGCGTGCTCCGCCTTGTCTGCCACCCACAAATCTCATACCTTGTGTATTTGCCGTCAGTTGACCTCCCGCAAAGCGATTTCTCATTGTCATTTGCTTACCCGCAAAACGGTCGAACATCCCAGCGCTTCTAGCCCTACTTGCTCCATATCCACCGGCTCCACCCATAACAGCACCCATAGCTGCTCCACCAGCAATACCACCTAAACTAAAATCTCCAGGGCCTGCTCCCCAAGCTGCCGAGGATACTGCACCAATCGCTCCACCCAT